ATTGTGTTTGCTGCTACCGTAACGCCACTAGTTAAACCAAAAATTGCTTGGTTGCCTGTAGCACTGGCTAATGTTGTTGCTGTGTTTTTACGATAATAATAAGAACTCGACAATAATGCTCGCGAAGTATTAGTCGGCGTAAAGTATGCAATCTTGCCGTCATACTCCATCGCGCCGGCTTCGGCAGTTGTCAGATTAGTGCCTGATGTAAATTTAAGTGGAGCAGTGCCAGCAGTAGCCGTACCTGCGCCTAATACATATTTATCAGTCCAACTCAAATTGCCAGAACCATCAGTTTTTAATACTTGGTTGTTTGATCCGGCTGAGGTTGGGAGAATAAAATTGTAATTTAAAACCATACTGGTTGGCGGTTTTACAGAAATTTTTGCCCCCCCACTAGTAGATAAAATTAGACTATTAGTTCTTCCAATATCTAAATTTACTCCAATAGGAAAAGTTACGCCGCTGTTTAATTGTAATGGATAATTATATACACCATCTGTTGCAGAAATAGTTGGGTTATAATTTGTAGGGTCGAGTGTAAATGTGCAGGTTACACCTGTAGTATTAGGATCATAAATCACAAAACTACCCGGCGTTCCTGTCATAGCAGCATCCCAAACAGTTACCGTAGTGCCAGTAATCGTATTTGGCGTAGTGCCGCCGATGGCTGGTGGTGAGGCAAAACCTTCTGCTGGTAGAGTTACAAATACATCTTTGGTGTTTGAACCAAAATTAACTAACGCATTCCCGTTAGATGATTCGTACACAGTTGTACGGGCTAATTGATTAGGCGCGGTATAAGTGCCAAGTCCTACTTCCCAGTTAGAACCGGATTGGTCGGAAATCGTATAATAGGTCGTATTGCCCGTCCCAATAACACTGAAGTCTTGGAATCCCGTAACCGATCCTGACAGCGTAATCGTTCCCGTTCCGGCTGTCGTTGATGTTTGCCGTACACGGTCTTTAATTACCAAAGCCATTACATTACCTCAGTAGGGACTACTTCAACTCCAGCAGCACGACCGTCAGGCCCACGAATGATGCGCTTAGGTGCTTTCATTGTGTTCATCAGTTCGCCGATCTTATCTAAAGCCACTCCGTGCATATTAGCGACATCATTGTGCATTGCTGTCATATTGGTTACAGCATCGGCAACTGAGCCACTGATCTGCTGAACGATACTCTCTACAACTGGCGTTTGATCCTCAAGCATTGTAATGTCAACGCCGGGATTCGCACCGATACGCGCCACAAGTATCTTTGTAGCAGCATCCAGTTCAGCTTTCCAGCGGTCAAACTGTTCTTGTTGTGCAATTTCCATCGCCTTGAGTTGCTGCTCTTGTTGCTGACGCGCAGCTTCCATTTCAGCCTTCTGCTGCTCAATCTGCTGTTCAGCCTGTAACTTCATTTGCTCAATCTGCATACTGGACTGCATCTTGGCCTGTTCAAGCTGCATCTGAGCCTGTAGCTTTGCCTGTTCAGCTTGCTGTTCGGCTTGAGCCTGTTGTTGTTCTGCGCTTGGCCCTTGTTGACCCTGACCTTGCTGATACTGTTGCAGGGCTTGATCCAGTACGCCCTCAAGCTGTTTGGCTTGCTTAAACGCACCCACGCCAAACTTCATAATCTCAACCATCAATGGCGCAATCTGTGGCGTTTGCTGCACTGCTGGCATGGCTTGCTGCATAAACCCACCAAAGGCTTGCAGAAATTCCATACGATCTTGTTTTAACTGTTGTTCATCTAGTTGTACAAGTGTGTCGGCAGCAACTTCTACACGGAAATTGCGTAGCGGCTTGTCTTGCAACAATTGAAGTGCTTGCGGAATCAACTGCTGGTCGGCAGGTTGCATCTGTTCGGCAGCAGCATAAGCCAATATCGTCTGTGGCTGGAACTTGGTACAAATGATCTGCGCTTTAAGACGTATGATTTCGCTGGCAAACAGAGCAACATCTTCCTGCATGGCTCGCAGCCGTAGCCCGGCGTACTGACCCTTAATCTGTTGTGCAGTAGCCGTCTCGGAGGCGTAACTCGCACCGCGAATAATGTCGCTAATGCCAGTAATTTCGTAAATCTGAGCCTTAATGTCCGAACGTGCTTGATAGCATTGGTTCAACGCAGCGGCCAGTGTGTCGATAGGTAACAGGTCGATTGAACCCTTCAAGCCGCCCTTCTCGCCAAATGCCAGCCACTTATCTACAGGGATCAGCGAGTTGTTATCGCCTTCGGTCAGCAAGCGTTGAAGTGCAGGTTGTGATGCGTCATACACACCACGCACACGCAGTGACTTGACCAAACCGTCAATGCGGTCAGACAGAATGTCGAGTTCTTGGGCTTGATCTTGGTACAGGGTGAAGTCTGGTACTGGGATTAGGTTATCGCTTGTTGTGGTGGCGTATAAGGGCTTAGGGCATGGGAAAAAGCCTTCTAAGCCTAGCGGGTCTTCACGCACATCAATAAAGTCAGGTACAGACTTGCTAAACCAGTACACCTTGAGTGTTTCTTTATCCCACAACTCGCATATCTTAGCGCGATTCTGTGACTTCTTAGACTCGTTATAAGCGTTTAGCGGCTCAGGGCCTTGGTCTAGCGGTATGCGCTTGGCCTTCTCCTCACCAAAGCGTTCTACAAGAGCGTCATAGCCCATGAACACCCAACGCCATACGCAAGTCACTTCGTCCCATGTACGGGCTTGAGAATGTCCAAAGTCACGCCAGTGGACGTAATCAACTACTGCGCATTCGTAGTCAATCTCCTCTGGCATCTCCACTTCGGCGGATTCGCCAGCTTCGATCTTATCGGTGATCTCTAACCCGTCATCAGGCATTTCCTGAGTGCGTACATGCGGCTCGTATCTAGCCCATGCCACACCACGACCGCCGAGGAAACGATCCTCAACAGCGTGCTTCATGGCAGCACGGAAGTCTGGGTAATGTTCTATCTCAAAGTCGATAGCGCGTTCCAGCAACAGACCAGCCACACGGCTGACAGGATCGCTATCACCAAATCTACGGGATACATCTGCTTTAGGTAATTTGGAATAAACCGCTGGGATTAGCGTCTGGACATTAGACCATAAGATATTGAACTTAGCCGTTTCATTACCGGATTGGCCGCGAGTATCGTCACGGTAGCGTTTAAGAATCTTCTTAACACGCGATAACCATTTAGCAAACTCGTTTTCGTACCCGCCCACAGTGGACAGGTACTTTTCCAAACCAGTAGAACGTATAGGTTCCATATTTTTTTGTCTTTAGATTAAAACGGTTCGCCGTAAGTTGGATCAATCTTACGTAATGTAATTGATCTAATAATTACAGTATATGGCCCAGCCCCTAACGTGCCAGATTGAACGCCAACTTGAGCGTATAACTGCACATAGTTACTAGCTGGAGTAATGCTATATGTTCTTGAAGTAACAATAGGTGTTGCTACTGTGCCTTCAAAAGCAACGTCTGTAGTGGCGTATGCTGTTACAGCCGCATAATCCGTTGATGCTTGGTTAGCAAAGCAACTAAAATTTTGAATGCTTGATGTTGAAGCTGGAAATTCGATTTTCTCTGCTAAAACAATTGCGGGCATTTGATATACAGGGTTACCAGATATAGTTACACCGGATGACGGAATGTTGACTTCCATTTCTGCTTGGACTGAATCCCCAGCACTATAAGTATTTGCGGCAGTTGTAATTGTTCCGTTGGCATTGTTTAAGTAAATATAAACTGTTTTTGGCCCTGTACCTGCGCCAAATTTCAGTACCAGTTCAAATCCCGGCAACAGAGTACCATCAGGGCCAGTGGCCGTACTTGCTTGTATCCCAGCAGTTACAGCAGATGTTCCTGCGCCAATAGCTTTTACATATACGCTGTCAAATAAAACAGCCGTAGTTGTTAGCGCAGTGTCAGTTATAGTTTGTGTAAAAATACCACTCGGTACGGTAGCTACACCGGTATTAATTGTTGGCGCAATGCTTCCAGTAACGTTATAAGTAGCATCAAATGCGTCCGCAGCGGTTAACGCAGGTGATCCATTAGGTGGAAGTACTTTGCTTAAAACAGCGTTGATAGCCGTACCGTCTTTCTTGCCGCCAAAACCACCGACATGCACAAAGTCTTTATAAATTCTTGCCAAATCACCGCCAACTGCGGCATTGGTGCTATTTACATCTCGACTCAATGAATTGCTATCAACATATATCGCACCGACCTGACGGCAATAATTTTGAAGCCATTTATTATATTGTTTTGTCTTTTTGTTAACTTGCAAATTGGTGAGCGAATATGAAGCCGATGCTTGTACTGGTCTAATTGCCATCATTATTGGAATAATTCCAGCAGATAGCAAACGTGACATAGATGCTGTAACAACTGATTGCAAATTAGACAGTGCATATGTTGCACTCGTCTGAGTCATGTCATTAATACCCAAATCTATGTAGACATATTGTGGTGCTGGGCTTTTTGCAAGCATTCTAGTTACATATGTTGCCAATCCCGGATCATCACCGCCGCCGATAATAGTACCGCCAGAATAAGCGTAAAGATAACTAGCAGGAATACAAAACGCCCGCTTAGACAGGATCATTGCCCAAACAATGCCGCCTGAACCAAGATAACCTGCACCTGCTCCTGATGATCCTTGATAATAAGCATAGGCAGAAGCCAAAGGCACGTTAAACGTAGCAACCGCTGCTGTACCAACTGCCGCAGGATTGTTGTATGTGTAAGTTGCGTAGTTAGTTCCACCGGGCTGACTTAAAGCAGATACTCGCCAAATTCCATCATAAGGTGAACCAAGTCCATTAACTCGTATGGTATCGCCTACTGATGCGTTAAAGGATAATTGAGTTTTTACAGTGATATTACCTAAAGCATCATCAATACTTGCGGTAATAATTTGGTACTTAAATAAAGTATTTGTACCAAAACTATGAGCAATAACGCCCATAACTGGAATGGTGTCTAAAGCATTTGTGCCACCAACGGCAGTTACTCGTAACGCCCCAGTATCATCGAAACTTAAACCGCCCTGATAGCTTGTCATATATTTAACCTGTTATTACCAAACGACCGTATAGGTCGAATTTGAGACTTGCACGATAGAAAAATGGGCCAATGGCCTGTGACGATGGGACAGTGATAACAGCGCAACTAGAATCGCGATTAGCCACCATCTTTAGCACTCAACTGAGATTTAAGCATTGTGATAAATGCTTCACGCCCAACTTGGATTTGATCCATGTTGAAACGCATAGAAGCTAGTTTACGATCTAGGTCAGCAATGTGCTGCACCATCAGTTTTGCATTGTCGTTAAGGTCGTTGATGTCATGTTCTACGCCGTCAATGGTTACTGTTTCGGTTTTAGCCATTATATTCGATTCCTGCGCTGTGAGGTCTGTTGTTGATGAACTTGCCACATATCGTTAAGCGTAACCTCATTCTCAGGCCCAACGATAAGTACTTTCTCTTGTTTTGGCACTGAAGCTGTAGGCTCTGCTTGCCAAGCGACTGCTAACATTCGGAAAGCGTCAGCAGGGTGACTGCACCAGTTGTGCTTGGGTGTCTGCCTAAACGCCTTCTTATCTTCATCGTATTCTCTCTCATATTGGCGTAGTGCTTCAACCCCATCCTCGCAACGCTTGTCAAACCACACTCTTGGCAACATTCTGCGAACTGCCTGGATTCCGTCCTGTAATCCTAAATCTGGGACGATTGTTAAGTGTTTTATCTCTAAATGCGCCGCCATTTGCTCGATGATGGATTTGCCGCCAGAGGCTAATGTTTTGGCTCTAGCGTCATGTGGCAGGTGATGCTTGCCATATACATAGTGCTTGCTTAACACCACATCAGCAAGTTCAGCAATGCTTGCTCCGCTGACTGAATAGAAGTCCAATACATGAATCTCACCCCGAATGACCTGATACCACCAGATCGCAGTATCGTCTCGGTAGCCCAAGTCCCATGCGGTATGCACTGGCACTGATGGCTGGTATGGCACTTCAGTGATACGCCCCTCATGGTCAACCTGACGCATCTCCTTACCCCAGATTGCACCCACAATAGCGGCATCAAAACTGCACTCAAACTCTTGTAGGAACTGATCCTCTGTAAGCTGTGCTTTGGCTGCTTCTAGTTCTGATGGTGGTAGAAGTCCTGACTTACTAGCTGGTAGCTTGAGACAGAACCACTCATCGCTGTTCTCGGCCATCTTCATCACATCGTAGAACTGGTTACGGCCCTTAGGTGTACCAGCAAATACAGCCCATCCCTGCTTATCGGCCAGTGCCGGGCGAATAATGTTGCCAAATACGCTAGGTCTAAAGTCCCCGTACTCATCCATGAATATGCCGCTGAATCCCAGTCCGCGCAGTGCATCAGCGTTATCAGCACCAAATAGGCGTATGACAGCCCCGTTCACTAGCCTTACTGTCAATTCAGCTTCGTTAGTTGATGCAGTGATAGGGGCTGCATACGTTTTTAGGTAGTCCCATGCTACTGACTTTGCCTGACTGCGGAAA